TTATGAATGACATCATCGTAGAATACGTTGAGTTAATTGATAAGAAAAGACTAGACGATTTGCTCGACTTCACTAACAAAGAGATGAGAGCAAATGTCTAGAGTTAGCATCATTATTACACAGTGTAACAAAGCCTTGACATCACATTCAAACTCTGCTATACTGTGTATATAAGATGAATGAGTAACATTTTTCATCTTTAATCATCATTCAATTGTTTATTCAAACTATGTCAAACAAAGTTATCGTTCGTTGTAAACCAGCCATTCTTGATTCAATCACTGATTCACATTTAGAATGGGATTATTCACAACAACACGGTGAAAATGAAATCGATGTAATTGTTAATGATGTTCCTTACATTGTTCAAGATGGTTACTATCAAGATCCTGATGAACAGTTATGTGAATATTACGGCATTAATTACAACCTAGTTAACTGCATCGAAGCAGCTTAACTTAGCTGGATCTGGTGATTAAATAGAGGTTCAATTCCTCTACCAGTTATTGATACATTAAGTATCAAACCTGTCCACTAACTAACAACAACATGTTCCACCTTGTTCAACAAGATCCTGGCGAAACTGTACTACTAAGTACAAACGAGTCACGCGAACGGTTACTGTTTATTATGGGTCAAAAGAAGATGCGTAATCCTCAATGTTTCTATGAGATTATGACATCTGATGAGATCAAAGAACTGAACAGTTAATGTTACTTTCTCTCTCCCCAATTAGGGAGACTGAAGGAAACTAACTCCTTCAATTATCCACTTACATAACACTCACTATGACAAGCCTCAAAGTTACTAATTCTTCTGCTATTGCATCACTAAATGTTGATGAGCAAGAACAAACTGCACAAGTTGAGTTCTTAAATGGCAGCAAGTACACATACTTTGGTGTAGCTAAGGATGCAATCCGTAATCTTCTTTATAAGTCAACACCTGACACATCATTGGGTCAATGGGTAAACAATAACCTATTATCTGCTGGCTGTCGTTATCAGTTTGGCTTCGAAGGTTGATCCTTAATTAACATTCACAATCACGCACGGTTTGTATAACTAACTGTGCTTTACTGGAGCTATAGATTAACGGTTAAATCATGTGCCTGTCACGCACAAGATTCGGGTTCAATTCCCGGTAGCTCCGTTGATACTTTATGTATCAAATGTTCACTTCACTCACTAACTATGACTGATGCATTCACTGAGATCAAGGAAACTTATTCCTATGAAGATGCAAAAGAGATTGTTAACTGCGGTTGTCAATCTGGTGTGTGCTTCAAACACATATATTATGGTGATACCGTCGAGTTCTTTAACAAATTCGAGGATGAAATCACTGAATGTATATGCGCTACCTACGAGATTGACACACTTGTAAGTATATTTAGGCAAGCAGAAGCTAGCTTAAAGCATTACAAGAATGATCTAGTTTGGACCTTCATTGAATTAGTTTGTAGTCAACTAGTTGATGAGTATGAATCAACAACATGTGAAGAGTTAAGTAATGCAAACCGTATGCTAGAAGTTGTAGGTTTATGACTTCAATCATAGTCACAGTTTGTATCATCATTCTTCTTTATATATTCTTGAAGAATACCATCAACCATCCATGATTTACTCTCTAAGTGTTAGCTAGTCTAACATTTACTGAGTGATTCATTCACTCTGTACACCAAATCAAGGACGCTTAAGTATGCAGGACTTCATTGATTATGTCTACAATTTCTATGGTAGGCATGGAATCTATGACATGAGAGCAACACGAACTATGATATGTAATTCAACAAACAAGCACATCAATCAGATCGGTGGACTTGTTAATTTTGGTTACGATTCAACAGATCGTGAGGCTATTCGTGATATATTGATTGAAGATTATGCTTTAGTCTGGCCTGATTAGGTGACGACTATCGTCGCCATAACAGGCTGCGAGTTTAGTTTAATGGTAAAACTGTTGCCTTCCAAGCAATTAATAAGAGTTCGATTCTCTTAACTCGCTTTGGGATTAACGTCCCTATTGTTCACTAACTGTTTACTATGACAGCAACACCAAAGCTCAATCCTAAACCAATTAGGAAAACAAATGATTCACAATCACAGCCAGTTGTTATCACTAAGCAGCGAGACTTTACACACAAAGAACCAATTATCATACCATCTCACCTTGAAGAGATACCAGTGATTAGTGCAGCGTCTTATATCAAGGACGCACGCAATCGTTGGTACATTCATACAGTTGAAGTCAAAGAAGTGTGGGACGTTCATGTTAATTTGTTCAATCAAGTAAAGCCTCATGTACTCAGTGCTCACGACTATGTTGTTAAGCGTTATCAGGAGTTAACTAATGAGTAGTTGGATTGTACCTATCTATGCGGCTTTATGTTTGATAGTATTCTATATACTATTTGTATCAGATGCTAACTCACCAAGGCCACCTAGATATTAGAATCTCTCCTTAAGTCCCTTCGGGGATTTACTGAGGGACTCACATCCCTTATCCACCTAACATAAGCTCTTTATGTCAAAAACTGTATCACTTCTAGTAGCTGAACAACTGAAGGAATTGGATTCCAATTATGCTCAGGACTTCAGATTACAGTTAGTTGATAAAATCAAGCATGAGTTATTATGGGCTCAAATAACAGCAAGGCACGCTAAAGATAGGAGGGTTTTACACACTAACCTATCCGATTGCGAAGCTATATATGAAAGGCTGTACAAATTAGGAGAATTTATTGATTCTTACGAGAATGTATTAAAAGGGGAAGTTGATTCTTATTCATCTAAATTTCTTAAGAAAGAACTTAAGAAAAGAGTAGCACTCTTGATAGATGAAGAGGTAGATAACCTTGATAATACTGAATTCTCAGATGCCCTTTAGACTCTCTCCCTCTACCTTTCGAGGTAGACTGAGGGACTCACATCCCTTATTCTTTGCATTAAACTATGGACGAATTTAAGAAGTATGAATTCACTATTAAAGTGAAGACTAATCATGACCCACGCAAAGCTATCTTTGAGATAGTTGATGCACTTAAGGGTATGTTACCTGTCTTATCTATTGAACATCGTTTAATAGAAGATAGGCCCACTAATGATGAACACCACGGAGGTATTCAAGAAAATGTTAATACCTAACTGGCAACATCATTCAAATAAACAGCAAGGACGTACGCTTAAACCACAGGCTGTACGTGATGCTAAACGCCGAACTAAGGCATTAATTAAACACTTAATTCACAATCACGATGCCTAAGTATCATGTTACCCTCTCATCTGGGAGGGACTTTATTATGGAGCACTCAGGAAATGAGTACGACATTGCATATCAAGCCTATGAAGAGGCTTGTCTCATGGACGATTACCTTGTAGATGTGGAGCTTATCGATGCCTAAGAAGAAACCTTATTGCCATAACAATTGGGAAGCTATTAAGGAGACTCCTGATTCATTCTTTATACCATTACCTTTTGATGAGTTCATGGATTGGAAGATAGGTGGGTGGCAGTTAAACTCCACTTGTAACTATCTTATTCGTGAACGTAATATACATACAGGTAAGGTTAAAGAGTATGCATATCAGAAACCATCGGCAGCTAAGAAGAAGCTAGCACAACGTATGCAGTTCGGTAATCTCGAATTTACTGTATGTGACCATGAAGCTGTACACTTATTAAGACCACAAGAGGAGGATTATGACGACCCGCTCGCTTAAAGATGTTTACACATATGAGAAACAAGCGTTAGATCTAATACCAATAGATCACCCACATTATGCAGAGATAAGATCTCTACTTATTCAACAAGTTAACGATGAGGTAGAAACTTATGCCAACTCCGTCCCAAATAGCGGAACAAGTCAAACTTGAACGAGACCAAATATCGCAAGGACTCAAGAGACTTCGTAAGAATACTTGTCAGTTAGAGGAGAAGAGTTACGCATCAGCTACAGTATATGGTATTGCTTCGATTGATACTTTATTACCTTTAGTCGTTGATCAAATCAAGGACACTACCAACCGTATAAAGGAAGGTAAGACAGGTAGATCATTTAAAGAGATACAGAAATACTTAGCTGATCTTGAACCACTAGCTGCTGCTGCTATTGCATGTAAGATAACCTTTGATAAAGTATTTAGTTACAAAGAAGGTAGTAATCAAATTGTTAAAGTTTGTGAGGCTATAGGCACGGCTGTTGAGAATGAATGTCAAATGAGGCATTATGAACTCAAGGCCCCAGGCTTACTGAATGTACTAAAAGAAAACTATTGGCATAAATCTTGCGGTACACATCAGAAGATTGTTGTGATTCAAACACTTATGAATCGTTATGATGTGGAGCCTTGGACAAAATGGGGCGTTTCTAATAGAGTTAAGCTAGGCGCTTGGTTATTAGATTGCATCATGAATACTAGTGGTTGGTTCTATAAGGACATGAGGCAAGAGGGAAGGCGTAGGGTTAACTATGTTGTACCTACTGCTGAATTCATGGCTATCAAGGACAAGGTGATGCAGGATAGTGAGCTCTTTGCTCCACTTGCTTGGCCGATGTTAGTAGAACCCAACGACTGGGGTGAAAAGCCTGGTGGTTACTTGCTTAATGAGATTATGCGAGGCCATGATATGGTACGCAGAGGCGATAAGGGGTCTATACAGGGAGAAACACCAATCGCTTTCCTGAACAAGATTCAGAAGGTAGGATACCAACTAAATACCTTCACTGTAAACGTAGCCGAACAGCTCGGTGAGAAGCGGATACAAGTAGGGAAGTTTATCCCTATTGTTGAGATGGATCTCCCACCAAAACCTCCAGATATAGCAGAGAATAAGGATGCTCGTAAGAGCTATCGTAGATCTGCTGCTGAGGTTATGAATAAGAATGCTAATGCCTTCCGTCGTTCTTGTAGAACAAGGATGGTTATGGAGGCAGTGAAGAGGTTTAAAGGTAAGGAGTTCTTTATTCCTTGGTCTTTTGATTATAGAGGTAGAGCTTACCCTATCCCTGCATTCTTAACACCACAAGACACTGACTTTGGTAAGAGTCTCATAAGATTTTCTAATGAATCAACTCTAACTAGTGAGGCTATAGAATGGTTGTCTTTCCAAGTAGCTACTACTTATGGTCTCGATAAAGCCACTATGGCTGAGAGATTACAATGGACTAAAGATAACATATTCACAATCACACGTGTGGCTGAGGATCCTATTGATAACATAGGAGACTGGGAAGGAGCAGAAGAACCTTGGCAATTCTTAGCAGCTTGCGATGAGTATTATCATTGCTGTATTATGCAGGATCGGGACACCACTGGTTTACCTGTTGCTACTGACGCTACATGTAGTGGTCTACAGATCCTAGCTGGATTAGCTAGAGATAAAAAGACTGCACAACTCGTCAATGTGCTGCCTTCTGATAGACCGCAGGACGCATATAAGGTTGTGGCTGAGGTGTCTAAATGGAATATACCTGACAGATTACGAGACATTTGGGATCGTAAGTGTGTGAAAAGAACTGTCATGACAATTCCATACAATGCCAAACCTTTTTCTAATAGAACGTACATTAGAGACGCTCTAGCAGAGAAGAATATAGAGATAGATAAAGATGAATTGACTCAAACAGTTCAAGCCGTTAGGATGGCAATGCGTAATGTAGTGCCTGGTCCTATGGATGTTATGAAATGGATTGAGGATGAGGTAGCTAAAGCTATTACACGTGGAGAACAAGAACTGCAGTGGATAACGCCATCAGGTTTTATTGTTCATCAACGTATAATGAAACGGAAAGTAGAACGTTTACAACTACAATTATTAGGAGCATGTGAAATACGTGTTGCTACAGATGAAACAAATAAAGTTGATAGAGCTAGGCACAAGGCTGCTACAGCTCCTAATCTAATACATTCATTAGATGCTAGTTTGTTACATCTTAGTGTTGAACGTTTCAATTCACCTATAGCTTTGATACATGATAGTGTATTATGTAGAGCTACTGACATGTCTACTCTGTCTCATGTGGTAAGAGAAACCTATATGGAACTCTTTGCTAAACGAGACTATTTAACCGACTTTGCTTCACAAATAGGAGCTGAGTCCGAACCACCGATTATAGGAGACCTTGAACCGTCTACTGTAATTGATTCCACATATTTCTTTTGTTAAATGCTTTACCCATCATTATTTGATAGCTTCTTTGCACCTACTAGAGTTGTCGTTGTCTCTGAAGAGAGACTCAAGGCAGCTGAACAGAAGGCAAGAAGGGAGCAACTAGAAGCCCTTGATAATCGTATCGAGGAATTGACTAAGTATCGTGCCTCTTTATCTAAAGAGATCGAAAAGATAGAAGCGCCTCAATCATTAGAAGAGGCACTGACAGGAGAGTGTGATGTCTAGGACTATCCACAAAACTGATAAACCTGTCACACTTGAGGGATTTCAAGCTATACTAGAACCTAGTAAGTTTGGTTATTCACTCTCGGCTGTTGTTGATGCAAAGGTCATCGACAAGTTAGAATCAGAAAGAGCTGAAGTCCTTAAGTGGGCTGAATCAAAGCTCAAGAACCCTAAGAGAGCCACGCTCAAACCTGAGCCATGGGAAGAAGTCTCAAAGGGTAAGTACAAGATTAAGTTCTCATGGAATGAGGACAATAGACCGCCCGTGGTAGACACGGAAGGATCACAAGTCACAGATACAAAGACACCGCTTTATGCAGGATCTACTGTTAAACTGGGTTTCTATCAAAAGCCTTATATTCTACGGGATGGGGTTACCTATGGTAGTAGCCTTAAGTTGGTTGGCGTACAGGTTGTCTCAGTAAAAGGAAGTGCTGGTGTAGATACTGGTGATTTAGACGCTACTGAAGTAGCTGAACTATTTGGTACCACATCAGGCTTTAAGACTGCTGACCCTAACGTCACTCCCACCCCTGATACAGATGACGAAGAAGACTTCTAAAGATGAATCATTAGCATGGGCTAAGAAAGCCTTCGCTAAACTCAAAGAAAGTAAAAACATTAAATTTAGGTCCAAGTTAGAGGAGAACGTTGCTTCTCTTCTTGAAGGACTTGGAGTATCATATGAATACGAGTCTGAGAAACTCTCTTATACTATCGAGCATACTTACACTCCCGATTTTGTTCTGCCTAATTATGTCTACTTGGAGACCAAAGGATACTGGGATCCCGCAGACAGACGTAAAGTCCTTGCAGTCAAGAGAGACAACCCTGATGTAGATTTAAGGATGGTGTTTCAATCACCTTATAATACTATATCTAAAAAGTCTAAGACGACTTATGCTCAGTGGTGTGAGAGACATGATATACCTTGGACATCCTATCACGATATACCGATTGATTGGTTAGTATGACCAGCGAATTTGTAAGGCATATACCTTGCGATAACTGTGGCTCATCAGATGGTAACTCAGTGTACTCTGATGGCCACACTTACTGTTTTGTGTGTCACGCACGCAAACCAGGTAATGACGACTTTGTTCACAATCACATGTCCAATCATGTTACACTCACGGGACAAGCCGAAAGGCTCAACAAACGAAACCTCTCTGAAAAAACAAATCAGTTCTATAGGATTTTCAGAGACGGAGCAACTCTACGCTTCCCATATTTTACAAGCGATGGAGTTCTTAAAGGATGCAAAATAAAATCTAAACAAAAAATTTTCACCTATGAAGGAGTTTCCACTGATACCTTATTTGGTCAGCATTTGTTTCCTAGTACTGGTAAACGTATTGTTGTTACTGAAGGTGAGCTAGACTGTGCCAGCTGTTACGAAGCTATGCCCGGATGGCCAATGGTATCTCTACCCCATGGGGCAGCTTCTGCAAAAAAAGATGTCCAAAAACAGATTCCCTTATTCCAGGGCTACGAGGAGATTGTACTCTTCTTCGATGACGACGAGGCTGGCCGTAAGGCGACGGAGGAAGCGGCTAGCATCCTTCCACCTGGCAAGGTCAAGATCGCTCGCTTGCAGGGATATAAAGACGCATCCGATGCGTTACAAGCTAAGGATTCTGAAGCAATTCGAAAGGCGATTTGGGACGCTAAGCCGTATCGACCTGATGGAATTATTGACGCAGAAACTCTTAGGGATCTGGTAACTACACCACAAAAACCTTATGATCACGAATACCCATTCAAAGGCCTCAACGAGAAGTTACACGGGATCAGGTATGGGGAACTTACAACATTTACTGCTGGCTCTGGTTCAGGAAAGACCTCAATCATGCGTCACATTGCAACTCATCTCCTCCTTAAAGGGGAATCAGTTGGGATCTTGGAACTTGAAGCAAGTAATAGAAGAACAGCACTTGGATTGATGTCCACAGCTGTTGGAAAGAATTTACATTTAGGCGAACATGATGAAAAAGAACTTGACACCGCCTTTTCAAATTCTATTGCCAATTGGAATCTTTTTCTGTTTGATGGGTTTGGAAGTTATGATCCAGACATCATCTATAACAGGATTGAATATCTTGCCACCGGACTTGAATGTAAAGTCATTATTCTAGATCACCTCAGTATATTATTGAGCGGTCTTGAAGGTGACGAGAGGCGGATGATAGACACGACAATGACTAGATTACGTAGTTTAGTAGAACGTACAGGCATTGCATTATTTTTAGTCTCGCATTTAAGGAGGGCGAGTAATGACAAGCACAGCCACGAAGAAGGAGGACGTGTTAGTTTATCCTCCCTCAGAGGATCTCATAGTATTGCTCAAATATCTGATTCGGTGGTTGCACTCGAAAGAGACCAGCAGACCGATGCTGAACGAGGCGCTACGACTGTGCGAGTCCTTAAGAACCGATATTCTGGCGAGACTGGCATCGCATGCACATTAAGTTACGATTTATCCACTTGCAGATTTAACGAACATGAAGTTGAACCCGAATTCAACCCGACCACGGATTTTTGAAGGTAGTGAATATGTACACCCATGGTATGAACACCAATTGAATAGACCTAACCCACCTAGCAAAGAAGCAGTAGAACGTGCCAAATTCGTCGATAAAACCTACCACTGGAGTGGGTCCGATAGTGTTCGACCTAGAAACAAACGGTCTACTTCATGATGCTACCAGGATCCACTGTGTGGCACTCCATTGGTGCAACGATAATAGAACGGAGACGTTTAATGACGAGAAGTATGCAGCGTCGCCTAAAGAACTTCCTATGGGAGCCAACTACTCTATCACCACTGCACTTGGTTACCTCGAAGTGGCGGATGTTCTTATTGGTCACAACATTATCGGCTTTGACATACCTGTTATTAAAAGCATCTACCCTTGGTTTGATCCTAGCGGTATTATTGTGGATACTCTTCTTCTATCTCGGTTATATCATCCTAACCTACTCGATATAGATAAGAAACACACTTGGAAACACATGCCACTGCAGTTATACGGCAGGCATTCTCTTGAGGCCTATGGATATAGGTTAGGGGAATACAAAGGGAACTTTGCAAAGACTACTGATTGGAAAGAGTGGTCTCAAGAGATGCAAGATTACTGCAAACAAGACGTTGTTGTTACTGACAAACTATGTCAACATTTCCACCCATACCTGGCTGGGTTACGTTAGAACACCAGGTTGCACAAATACTCACTCAACAGGAGCTACATGGATGGTACTTTGATGAACAAGAAGCTAGAAGTCTCGAATCAACTCTCCGAAAAGAGATGGAAGAAACTACTAGATTACTTCGGGAACAACACCCTTACGTTGCAGGAGCGGTGTTCACTCCTAAACGAAATAACCGGACACAAGGATACATAGAAGGAGCACCATTCACCCGACTCAAGGAATTGAATCCCACCTCACGGGATCACATAGCAT